GGCTGATGCAGTACGGCAAGGACGACGAGAAGAGCGACTTGGTTATCGAGGCCGTTGGCTCATCTTCCCTGGTAGAAAGGGAGATACAGTCAATCGAGATTCAACAATTGTTAGCGGCCAGCGTCAATCCTGCCTTCGGTATCAATCCGAAAGCTACGATGGAAGAGATGCTGAAGATCAAGCGGATGCAGCCTAGCAAGTTCCAGTACACCGAGGCGGAACTGGCTAAGATGTCGCAAGCACCGCAAGTTATCCCTGCCGTCGAGGTTGCCAAGATTCGGGTTGAGGCTGACAAAGAGATTGCACAGCTTCGGGCCGACATTGAAAGCTACAAGGCTAAGTTGGTTGCTCGTACTGCTATGCACCGTGTATCGACGGATGTTGATAGGGACACATCGTATAACGCATCTTTGGAGAGCAGAGATAAAACCAATGCTCAGATCAGGATTGAGGAACTTAAACTTAAACGTGAAACAGCTCTGCTCGAAAAGGAACTGCGGATGCTCGATTACGCGAACAAGCGAGAAATCAACCTGGATCAAGTTAAAGCAGATTTGACTAAGACCGCTCTCCAACTTCGCACACAAAAGGAGTTGGCGGGAGTCACTAAGAAAGCCGTTCAGGTTGCATCAACACAAATGGAACCTGTCGGCAAGGCTCCGTCAGGCGAGGCGTTTCAGAAATAACCATGCACTGTGACCAACGCTGCGAAGATCCTTCCGATGTTTATCACGGCTACGATGACTGCAACTCCTGCCCTGGTCGCTGCGTGGTGCTGGTAGAGGATGACCGTATCGAGGAATTACAAAAGATTTATGCCCGATGGAAGGCAGAGAGGTCTACTAATGATTGAGGAATTGGTATCGAGGGTCTTTGCTGCTCGTGACATAGCACATAGAGCGCACTTCGCAACGAGTTCATACTTGGAGCATGAAGCGCTTGGAGAATTTTACAGCGGCGTGGTCTACGCGATTGACGAGGTGGTTGAGGCGTATCAAGGCGCGTTCTTCAAGATCGACACGTTCGAGGTCGTGACGAGTGATTACGAAGTCGATCCGGCTGCGGTGATCAACTACCTCCGTGAAGAGTCCGATTGGATCGAATCAAACCGGGATGCAATCGCAAACGATAGCCAAGCTGTAGCGGCATTGGTTGATGTGTTGGTGGGCGTGTATCTCAAGTGTATATATAAGATGGAGCATTTGGCATGAATGAAAAAGAAATAGACGAAGCGATTATAAGCAAAAACCTGAACGCTCCGAGACTGTCCCCTCAAAGCATTGATGCTGTGATTGTCGGCAAGACGTTTACAGTCCTCCCCTCTGGTAAATGTATGGTGTGCGAGTTGACGCTTCGCAATGGGTTCACTGTCCGTGGAGAATCTTCTTGTGTTTCGAAGGAGAACTTCGATCAAGGGATAGGTGAAGATATTTCTTTCAATAATGCCAGGGATAAAATCTGGCAACTTGAGGGCTATCTTCTGCAAGAGCGTCTAAAGTAAACCACAACTTCACATTGCACTTTCCAGGCAGGGCTTAACGGCTCTGCCTTTTTTTATGCCCAAAGGACTGCATGGAAACCGAATTTAAACTCACGCAACTCGAAATGACCTCTTCAACATGGGCCAGAGTATCGACACATCTTGAAGCGCGTCTGCAAGTTTTGCGGGAGAAGAATGACAACTCCCAAGACGAGCAATCAACCGCTCGGCTTCGTGGAAGGATTGAAGAGATTAAGAAGATGTTAAGCGCCGGTAAACCCGACGAACAGTATTAACCGCGACTCTAGGGCCGCAGGGAGCAGTAAATGGAACCATCAACACATAACGAGCAGCAAGAAGTCGAGGATGACGCTTTAGAAGCCGGATTCAACGACACCGACCTCGCGCCGGTTGACCAAGAGAATACGACAATAATCGAAGAGCCGAAACCGCAAGAAGCAGAAGTGAAGGCAGGAGAGGTTGAAGCACCTCTTACCCGCGCTGAGTTCCAGGCTATGGCAGACAGGGCGAACGCTCTGGAAGCACAGCTTGGCAAGGTCCACGACAAGGCGTTTGGCAAGATTGGGGAGTTGCAGCAGAAGATCGAACAGGTACGCACAGCAGGAGTGGGATTGTCTCCACGGGCCAAGGAACGGCTTGCAGAGGAATTTCCCGAACTGGCTGAGATGCTGTTCGAAGGTGCCGGTGAGTTAGGCAATGTTGCGCCTCAGATTCAAACCCCGAACTTCGATGAACTGGTCGAGTCGAAGGTTTCGACACGGCAAGAAGAAATGCGGCAATCACTCGAAAAACGGCTGCTCTCGCGTGACCACAAGGATTGGCAACAGATCGTGGTCAATGATGGTTTCAAGGGTTGGGTGTCTACCCTCCCGCCTGAAGATCAGCAACAACTTGCCAGCACATGGGATGCAGATTTCGTGAGCAGCAAGATCACTGACTACAAGGCGTGGATGAGCGCACAATCGAAAGCGTTTGAGGTCGATGCCTCGAAAGCTCATGAGAAAACGAAACGGCTTGAGGCTGCGTTGACACCCAGGGGGGTGCAGCGTAACGGCCCAAGCTACGACGATGATGATGAAGAGGCTGCGATGGCTAAAGCCTTCAGCGGCTAACATATAGGAGTTCCAAATGGCTTTACAAACTTTGCTTAGTCCTGCCCAACGTATAGGCCGTCTCAAAGGCGAGATCCTGAAACATGCGATTCCACGCGAAGTCCTCGGTTTGATTGGCGAAACTCGCCCGATGCCGAAGAATAGCGGTGACAGTGTGGTTTATCGGCGGTGGTTGCCGGTGAACGCTACTACTTCCAGCCCGAACACTTTCTTTGCCGATGGCACTGGTGATCGTGCTCAGGCGTTGGCGAATCAATATCTCAGTTCCGAGGGTATTACCCCCAATGCTGAGACGCTTGTTCCCCAGGACATTACCGTAACCCTCAACGAGTATAGCGTCTTGTTCGGCTACACCAAACGGACTGCTGATCTGTACGAAGATGACGTACCGGGTGCAATGAAGGCGCAGGTTGGTGAGCGTCTTGCCCTCGTACGGGAACTGGTACGCTTCGGGGTGATTAAAGGCGGCACTAATAAGTATTACGGTGGTTCCGGTACTTCCCGCGCTACCGTCAACGGCAAGCTGACCCTGAAACTGTTGCGTAAGATCGTCAAGGGTCTGGACGTGCAACATGCCGAGAAGGTCACTGAGATCCTCAAGGCTTCCACTTCCTATGCCACTAGCCCGATTGAGGCCAGCTATTTTGTCTTCATCCACACCGACTTGAAACCCGATGTGCGTGACATCCCTGGCTTTGTCCCTTGCTCCAAGTACGGCAGCATGGAACGAATCAGTCCTTACGAGTTCGGTTCTATCGAGGAGTTCCGCATCATCGCCTCTCCTGAGTTGGTATCTGTTCAGGATTCCGGCGCTGCTGTCGGCGCTCTCGGTCTGGTGTCCACCTCCGCATCTAACATTGATGTGTATCAGGTGGTTGTGTCGGCTCGTGGTGCGTGGGGTGACGTTGCCCTTCGTGGTTCCAAGTCCCTCGAAGTGTACGACCTGAAACCCGGCCAGATTGATAAACAAGATCCTACCGGCCAGCGTGGTTATCTCGGCGGCTCCTGCTACTACGCAGCCGTCCTGCTCAACTCGCTGCATTGTGCCGTTGCCGAAGTTGGCGCATCTGTTCTGACTGATTGATGAAATGGGGGTGTAATAACCCCCTTCTTTAAGGAGATTTATGGAAAATTTAGCACAATTGATGGCGAGCCTTCCCGATAAAGGGACGGGTGTATCGCTGTATCGAGCGCTGGAAGGGGTCTATGATCGCCTCTCCTGCCAAACGCTCTCGACTCCAGGCCTCGCTATCAAGGCGAGTTCTTCCTTGCTGGTCAAAGCCGGAACGCTCTGTAAGTGTATCGTCAATGGTACGCTGGTATCTGTGGCGGCTAATGCTGACATGCCCGTACTGAGCGGCACAATTAACATCGCCAAATTTAACGTGTTCTGCTTTTTCGTTGATGCTGCCGGTGCGTTTACTTCTGCGATGGGTGTTGAGGCTGCTGCAATCGGTGGCATCAAGTTCCCGCCGATTCCGAAGAAAAAGGCCATGCTGGGTTTCGTGATTATTGAGGGCGGGGCGGCTGCGGCTTTTATCGGCAATGACGTGACCTCCGGTGTCCTTGATAGCACCACCTATGCGGCTACCGCTGTTTATGTCAATACCGTGGGCGCGTTTGATCCCACTGCAAAGATTTGAGGAGATAAGAGATGAATGTATTTGATTTGGCTGGCGCAACCTTTGCGTGTGGCAAAACTGGAACTACTATGGGCACCGCCGTTTCGGTAACGAAGGCTAACGCGGTTTCCTTTTGCATCAATGGCAAGGCGTACTTGTCTACTGGTAGCGCAACCAATGCTGCTGTAACCAGTTTCCTCGATCCTAATACCGGCGCTGCTCCGGTTGGTGTGGGTGCTGGCAAGGGCTGTATCTTCGTGGCGTGTCTGACTGCCACTGGCACTGTTGCTACCATGCGATTTGTGCAGAGTGAGATTGTGGATCTGCTGCCAAATAGCGCAGCATACACCCCCGGAGGCTTTGCTAACGCTCCTGAGTGGCCTTCTATCCCTGACACCCTTTGCCCGATTGCTTATTTCGTGGTCAAGGTTGGGACGGACTACACTTCTGGCGGCAAGCACACCTTCGGCACCACCTCGGTTGCAACCGGCGCAATGAACAGTGCAGCTACCGCGTATGCCGTAACTGCAACTGACATTCTGACCCTGCCGAACCGTCCGCCTACTGCCTGATAACCAACCGCCCTTCGGGGCTTAAATGTTCAATGATGGCTCTCCTTCGGGGGGGCCATTTTTTTTTGAGGATTGTATGCCACCTAAAAAAGAAACAGACGCTTCGCAAATGGCAGTTGGGCAACCTGCTGACATTCTATTTAACGATGGGACCGTTGGGATTGCTCAGTCCATCGAGCCTGTAACCTCTGACCAGTTGCAGAAAGACTACCTCGATGCTCTGGCCTTCATGGAAGATGAGATGATCATCGTCGTGCAGGAAACCACTGACCGTAACGCAGAGAACCCGGTGCGTGTCGGGGTCAATGGCGTGTTCGCTCAGTTTGACCGGGGCAAACCTACCCGTACTAAGCGTAAGTTCGTCAACAACCTGTGTGTCAAGTCGGGCGATGTCACCACTCCTGAGTATATCAATGGTGCCGGTGAACGTGCGTTCAAGATCGTCCAGCGACAGGCTATGAAGTTCCCCTTCATGGTTATCAAAGATCCTTCGCCTAAAGGCACTGAGTGGTTGACTCGTCGTTTGGCTGAAGTGGTGTAACCATGAATTTCCTGTCGATTGCCCAGGCAGTTCGTGAAATGGCGGGGATTCCTGGCACTGGACCAGTAACCACCCTGAACCAGACCGGCGAGTTGAAACGGGTCTGCAATTGGGTCAACCAGGCATGGAATGAAATTCAGTTGCACCGCGAAGATTGGGAATGGATGCGTAAGCCGTTCACGTTCGATACCGTGGCGCAGCAGTCCACCTACGATGCGGCTACCGATGTGTCGCTCACTGATTTCGCAATGTGGCGTGATGATTCGTTTCGGTCATATTTGACCAGTGCGGGTGTCGGCAATGAAATCTGGTTGCAGCAGTACGAGTACAATTCCTTCCGAGACTATTACCTGCTCGGCGCTCGGAAGATCACCTATTCCCGCCCTATCGCTATCAGCATCAGTCCAAGCAAAGATTTGGTGTTAGGTCTTGCTCCTGATCAGGTCTACACAGTGAGCGGCGAATACTACAAGACTCCGCAAGTATTGGCGGCTGATTCCGATATTCCAGAAATGCCAGCACGTTTCCACATGGCAATCGTCCATAAGGCGTTGATCAAATACGGCATGTATGAGGCGGCGAACGAAGTTATTCAGGAGCATACCGTACTGTACGGGACATTCCTGAACAAACTTGAGGCTGACCAAGCACCGCAAATCACGGTTGGTTCGAGTTTCATATGAAAGACGCGCCTATCCTCTTCGATACCATCGTGTGTGCCGGTGGCCTGGATCAGATTACCCCAACGCTTTCGCTCAAAAATGGCGTGGCTCGCCAGGCTAAGAACTTCGAGGTTGGGGTGAGCAACGGCTATGTGCTGGCTGAAGGCTATGAACGTTTCGACGGACACCCTAGCCCCACCGATAATGTTATCTTGTCGCAGGTTGTGTCTGTGGCCGCGCTGGCTGCAACTCCTGTCCTGGGCAATACTATCACCGCATCAGGTGGTGCAACTGGCGTGGTGGCGTATCTGAGCGGCTTATCAATTGGATTATGCAAGATCACAGGGGCGTTTGTGTTGGGGGATGTGCTGTCGGTTGGGGCAACGGTTATCGGCACGGTGGACAACCTCCAGGCTGGCCCTGCTAATCCGCGAGAAGATGCGGTGCTGCGTAATGGGGTCGCTGATATTTACCGGGCATTGATCGCTGCGGCCCCCGGCTCTGGCCCGGTGCGCGGCGTGGTCATGTATAAGGATGTGGTTTACGCATTCCGCAACAATACATTGGGGACGGCGCTTGACATCTACAAATCAAGCGCGGCTGGATGGGTCAACGTCCCCCTCTACAAGACGGTTTCGTTTACGGCGGGGACTACGGAGCCTGCTGACGGAGCTACATTAACACAGGGCGGCGTTACTGCGGTTATCAAGCGGGTCGTTCGTTCTTCAGGCGCGTGGACGGGCTCTGCTGCGGGTCGATTCGTTATCGCTACTCCTGCCGGCGGGAACTTTGCAGCGGGTGCGGCTACGATTGGCTCCACTACGGTTACACTCTCCGGGGCACAGGCAGCAATCGCCCTTCTCCCTGGCGGCAAGTTTGAGTTTGTCGTGGACAACTTCGCGGGTCAATCGGCAACAGAGCGCATCTACGGTGCCGACGGGGTTAACCCGGCCTTCGAGTTCGACGGCGATATTCTTGTTCCTATCCTCACCGGTGCAACAACCGACACCCCTTCTCATGTGGCATCCCAAAAGAAATTATCCCAGGTGAACGAATCCCATCTGCTATTGGCAAGATATGAAGCGACCTGTGCCGAGTAGGTGAGTTGCTCATACTCAGTGGAGTCGTAGCCGAGCGCATAGCCCACATACATTTCGATATAACTGCTGGACTGCGTGGCGAGTTCAATTGCCGCCTTCCGCCATCGCTTCAGAAGTCGTGGGCTTCGGGCATTGGCATAATTAAGGACCAGATGAAACTCGATTGGTTCCCCGTCATGTGAAGATCCTTTATCGAACTGATACACCATCCCGTTGCTGGACCCGAAGTACCCGACATCCTCGCCGGTACTCTTCTTCCCCTCATACGCGCAATACACATAGTTGGGATAATAGACCGGCATCACGCCGAGAGTCTTGCCGTTGACGATGGTGATATAAAGACCGTAGCCATCATTAAAGAACACACGATACTGAGACTTGCGCCGGTTGAGTGTTGCCCAGGTGCATTTGTTGAGCCGTTGATTAATAAACGGAAGGACTTGTGAGGTAATGGTAGATTGGCTGAAATTGCCGTAGGTAAGAGCGGATTGGATAGCGATTGCACCCCGGTCATCGAAAACCAAGGTCTGCGCCATATTTTGTGCCGTGAAAGGGACCGCGCCAGACCCAGTGTTATATGCCACGAAGTTGAAGGTTTCGGGGCCAGTGCCGTACAAGACGAACGTGTTTGAACGGCTGAAGATACCGAGTGTTGCAGCAGCGGTGCTACCTGGCATAACCACCATGCCCGTAACGTCCTCGCCCGTTGCAATCTCACCCGCACCACTCAGCGCCGAATAATCATAAGGAAGACCTGGAGCAGAATAGATCACCGAGGACTTGATTGCCAACCACAGGTAATTGCGATGCGATACCAGATGCGTCGGAGCGTCAGCCGTTGAACCTGTCAAGATAGGGGCCAGTACATCTCCGTCAAATTCAAAAGCCGGGTTGATCCCATCGGCACCATAGATGCGCTCCGTAGCCGTTTGACCAGCGAAGTTGTCCACGATCAACTCAAACTTGCCGCCAGGGAGTAGCCCGATAGCTGTTTGCGCCCCGGAGAGTGTAACCGTGGTGGAGCCAATCGAAGCCGCACCCGCTACGAAGTTTCCACCGGAAGGAGTAGCGATCACGAACCGACCAGCAGCAGATCCAGTCCATGCGCCTGAAGACCGAGCGACCCGCTTGATTACCGCAGTCACGCCGCCCTGTGCTAATGTGGCCCCGTCAGCAGGTTCCGTAGTCCCCGCCGTGAACGCGACCGTTTTGTAGAGGGGGACGTTGACCCAACCCGCCGCACTTGATTTGTAGATGTCAAGCGCCGTCCCCAATGCGTTGTTGCGGAATGCGTAAACAATATCCTTATACATAACCACGCCGCGTACTGGACCCGACCCAGGAACCGCAGCGATCAAGGCCCGGTAAATATCCGCAACCCCATTACGCAGTACCGCATCCTCA